GCATTGATATATATAGTTTCTAGACTTTGTTTATATTGTTACTCTATTTCCCCGTGTCAGGATTTTTTATCCTTCCTTATTGTCCAGTTCGTTTATCTCTCCCTATCTTTTCTCTCCCCTGTATAGGGCATCGACAAGATAAACAAACCTCGAAACCTATACCCTGCAAGACTTTCGATTGTAGATAAGGTTATTAACAATCGAATTACAATCTAACAGCCTTACTGCTGACCTTGCTTGTTTCTTTTGCAGTCTTTTTATTGTCCAGTCTGGTTTATTCTTTTGTTTTTCTTTTTTTCCTCTATAGTCCATCGACATTATCTACAAACCTTAAAACCTATACTCTATAAGGCTTTTGATTGTCGATCACCCTATCTACAATCTATCTACAATAATAACGAGTAAATATACTTAGTACAAGCGTTCAGAAATAATTCTCCCAATCTGTTGACTTTATTGGGAGAATCGGATATATTAAAGATGTAAGCAAAACACGCAAGGATTAAGACGATGATTCATCTTTACTGGGACAATAAAGTTGTAGCAAAATTTAAAACTCAAAAAGCGGCTTTTAAAAAAGCGCATGAATATGCAAAAAAAGATAGTCGTCCACTTTGTTTGGTTGATTTTTTTATTCTAGACACAAAAAATCCTTGCAACCTAGAATTAAACAAGCAGTTTGAAAAGCAATGGTCAGAATACATAATGAGGACACCTATTTAAAGTAGGCTTCTTATAAAATTGCAATTCTTATATTGCTGACTAAGCAATAAAAAAACACTTAACTAAGTTAAGTGTTTTTTTATTAGTACAAACGTTCAAAAAAGATTCTCCCAAATACTTGACTTTATTGGGAGAATGATCCATAATAGAAATGTAAACAAAACACACAGAGAAAACAAAATGATCACTGTTTATTGGCAAGGCAACATAGTATCGCGGCATCACAGTAAAAGAAAAGCTTTTGAATCTGCCGCACTTCTTTTGAAAAAAAATAATTTTTTTCAAAAATACCTAACACCCAAAGAAGTCACCCAGTGGCTTAATAGCATTCAATTTACATACGGTTTATGGGTTTCTTGTACAAGCCATCGCGAATTTATTGAGTATTTGCGGGACACATACCCTGCCAATAGCAAGATACAGTTAGCTTGTGGATAGCCTAAAAATAGTAATCAGTTATCAGTAGTACAAACGTTCAAAAAAGATTCTCCCATATACTTGACATTTATGGGAGAATATCGTAAGATAAATCTAGACACATAATCAAAGTTTCAGGAGTTAAATAAATGTGGAAATTTTTACAAGTCGATATTGCTGATATCAATCCTTCCGTTCTTGAAGAAACTTTCTCTCAAACTAAATTAGATAATTTAGCTAATCTTATTATTGAAATGGGTGGACTTATTCGCCCTGTTATCCTCAAAAAAGCTGATAATAAAAAAGTTGGTGAACGTTATGATATTATCAGTGGAGATTTGGAATATTATGCTTCTGTTATCGCTAATCAGAAATCTCCTGACATCGAGATGATTAACGCTTTTGTCGTTGATAAAGAAGCGGAGAGTATCGCTTCACGACAAATAGATTTATGTGATTCGGCAAAAAGAAAAAAAAACAGAGACGAAATTCACTCTATTAAATTTTAGTCACCTAAGCAAGTCAGTAAACTGCTTAATTTAATCTATAATAGCAACGCTATGATCTTAATTATGTCTCTTAGATCGGAAGATTTTGAAGTTTTAAAATCTTCTGTTCAAAAAATCGACAATATCGACACTAACTTAAATCTTGTTAAATTACAAGATTATTCTCTATTGGGCATAACAAGAGTAGCCTTAATCTGTGATAAACAGCCTGAAATAAAAGGGATTAATTTCTCTGTAGAGATAAGTATCCCTGAAACTAGATACTGCGCCGCTTGTTTAGTTTTAGGTAAGTTTACGCCACTTACTATCCGTAACAGTTCTGGATACTGTCTAGAACATCGAGAACTTGATCCTAAGCGAAAACGGGATCGACACAAACGCTATAAGCAGAGACGTAGTACAAATGTTCAGAAATAATTCTCCCAAATACTTGACATTTCTGGGAGAATATCGTAAGATAGAATCAAGCAAACAAACACAAGAGGACAAAGTTATGACTTCCATTGATGATGATTGGTTACTTTACGAGTATGAGACATCGGTACTTATCAAGCATATCGAAAAAAATCTCAATGAAATTAACCGAAACTATTTCGAGGGAATTTACGGAATACTAAGCATCACTAATAGCGGCAATTACGTTACGGTTAAAAGTCAAGAGGTTTTTGTTGCAGATTATGACACTCAAAAGCTTTTTGACGCTCTAGAAAATTTTAGTGAAGAAGATCGAGACTTTCTTTTTCCTTATGATTTGTGGAACTATTTAGATCATTGCAAGCGCACGCCAGAAGATCAGGAATCTGACAACAAGTTAAAAACCGAGAAGGAATTAACTTTTTCTGAAAACAGTAATAATATGGAAATTAGTTAGATACCAGTTGCCAGTTTCCAGTTATCAGTAGTACAAACGTTCAGAAATAATTAACCCAGATAGTTGACTTTATTGGGAGAATCGGATATATTAGAAATGTAACCAAACCACAAGGACACAAATTATGACTTCCATCAAATTTTACGAAAGATCGACAATTATTAAACGTATTGAGGACAATCTCAATGAAATTAACCGAAACTATTTCGAGGGAAAACACGGAATATTATCAGTCACTAATAGCGGCGATTACGTTACGGTTAAAAATCGAGGTGTTTACTTAGCAGACTATGACACTCAAAAGCTTTTTGACGCATTAGAAAACTTTGAAGATGATTACGAGCTTGCGCTTTCCTGCTATGATCTTTGGGATTATCTTGATAATTGTGAATACACACTTCCAGAAGATCAAAAGCTTCTTGTAAAACTTGAAGATTTACTTGATGAAATTGATTGTACATACTTTAGTCATTGCCGTTCAGAATTATTAATTGAGCAACAAAATGACGAAATAGTAAATATCCGTAAGAATGGCGAATGTTTATCATTCTTTATTCAACCGCTAGTTAGCAGCTTAGATAATATCGATACTGGTTTTTTTGATGATCTATGGGATTATCTTGAGTATAAGTTTCTGTTTCACGCAGTAAAAACTGACAATGAATTAAAAACCAATGATGAGTTATCTTTTCCTGAAAAACGGCAAGTTGCGCTTGTCGATATGTTGTTAAGTGAACCTGTACCTATAACTGAATCTTCTGGTCTGGATGATTGGACTACCAGTTTAATACCCCACTCACAAACTATACATACCGAAGCCTCAACGCTAAAGGAATTAGTTGAGGAACTAGAACAAAAAAATGAAATTCTGGAGAAAAAAAATCAAGAATTAGAACAGAGCAAAGAATACAACGAAGCATGGATTGACAACTTAAAACAAAAAGTTCACGATTTAGAATGTGCGGTTTATCTGATGCAACAGGAAACAAATCAGATAGCAGTCTTAAACGAATCTGTTACTCAGTTACACATTCGTATCTACAAATTGGAACAGGAAAATAAGTAACTAAAAAATCAATCAGAGCCTCAACCAGAAACTAAACTAGAACCTAAACCGACAACTAAAAAGCGACCCAAATTTAAACTCCCCGAAAACTTTGCTGACTATCAGCAAGAGTGCGACGACTTAATTAATGCCTTGTCCTGTTTCTATAACATCAAAAAAGGTAAATGGAATGGGATTCTCCAATTTATCCTCACTCCTACCGCTTCTCAAAAAGAGAATTATCCTGACAAGTGGAGAGCAGGACTATATTTACAGCCAGGACAGTGGATAGTTGACAAAGTAAGTATGTCCGACCCTGATGACTGGCAAGAGTGGTTTATGGACATTGACGATTTTGCTGACGCTAACGGTATAGAGATTAGTTAGTTTCCAGTTATCAGTTATCAGTAGTCAGTTATCAGATATTAGTTGACAATTATTTAGGAGTAAAGCAATGATTGAGATTGAAATGGTAGAGATTCCTGATGCAACTTTTGCAATAGGTAAATATCCAGTGACTCAAAAACAATATGAAGCAGTAATGGGAACCAATCCCTCTTGGTTTAAAAACAATCCCCAAAATCCAGTAGAAAATGTTAGCTATGATCAAGCTAAAGTTTTTTGCCAAAAACTAAGGAAGATGACTGGTAAAAATTATCGTTTACCAACGGAAGCAGAATGGGAATACGCCTGTCGGGCAGGGACTGAAACCCTATTTAGCTTTGGTGATGATTTATATAGGTTAGAAAGATTATGGTTGGTTGGATTGAATTCTCAGAAGACAACTCATCCTGTGGGACGGAAATTACCTAACGCTTGGGGAATTTATGACATGAGTGGCAATGTCTGGGAAATGACTCAAGAAGCCAAGTTGCGGGGCGGTTCCAAGAACCGCGACCCTACTTATTGCTATTCTCGTTTTTATATCGTCAACACATTAGCAGAAAACATCGGTTTTCGAGTAGTTTGCGACAAATAATCAAGATTCAGTTATCAGTTATCAGTTATCATCAACAAATAAACAGGAGTTCCAAATGATTTTCTACAAAGCTTTCGATTTTTGCCTTCTTACCCCTAGCGTACAAGAATTTGCTGAAAAACTAGAGAATATGCTAGTAAAATTAGACCATCATTTATTAATAAGTGAAGATGGACTTTACTGCAAAATATTTTATCTTGAACCATCACTTAATGTTTTTCCGTATGTTTTTGAAACTCAAAAAGTTTACGAGATGTTGAAAAATTTTAACAAACATAAAAGTTATTTATGGGCTTTTCTTCAAAATTGTAAAGCTTAATAGTTTTAGCTATCAGTAGTCAGTAATCAGCGATAAATTAACAGGAGTAATTATGTTTCACTTAAGCTTTGCAGAAAAAGATGAGAATGGCAATCCTAAAAATCAGACTTCTACTGTTGTGGCTATTATACGCGACAAGAATGGAAAGTGTAAAGAATATTCCCACAATATAAATACAGAAGCTGATGTTACTGAAATTTTTGAATATTACAATCAAAGGGACGATTTATTGTATTTTGAAGCTATAGACGCTAAAACTGGTCAAACTATTAAACTAAAGTAACAAGTTAACAGAGGTAATTATGTTATCGTTTCAAGAGTTTCAAGAACAAGTTTTAAGTATGTTTGATGTAACCGAAAAAGATAAGTGTAAGTTTGCAAAAAATTGCATTTATTTTGGGGCAACTATTAGTTACGATAGCTATCAGGCGATAGTATTTGATGTAAAATATATCAAAAGTAACGGTCAGTGGCATATTCAAAAAATTTATACACAAGACTGTGAGGCTTTTTCGGATTCCTTGACTCAAGGAATCAAAACCATCGACAAACAAACCACAGACTCTATTAACGGTGAGTTACAAGTTTTCTTTAAAATTCAGAAAGGATGGAGAAAAGCTAAGTTCCAAGAGTTGTTTGAGTCTTTCAATGAATTAATAGAAGCAAAAAAATAAGCAGGAGTAGTGATGATTAGATTTTACTGGAATGATAAATTAGTGTCTCGCCACGAGACAGAAGCAGAAGCTTTTGAACAAGGATTCAAATATTTGCATCAACATCCTGCATCGCCTGATTTTAAGGGTATGCCTCATAGACAGTGTTCATTTGTGGACACAACAGAGATTGACTGGTGGAAACGTTCAAAAATCCTTTTTGAACGTTTTACTGATTGGATTTGGTATAAACGGTATTCTGATAGTAGAGGTGTACTTATAGACATGAAGCGTATCCTTTCAGAAATAAAAAGAAAAGGGTATTTATCTTTAGACGATATAAATCAACTAACAGAGGTTGACCCAGATTTCTTGCGTAGCTTTGCAAAGTGCTATAAACTAACTCTAGAAGAGGTAAAAGTGTTAGCATCTAAAAGAGAAGTAACGTTTAACATGGTTTTTGAGTACATAGAAATTCGTTATTCGGCATTAGCGTATTGGTTACGCAAATCAAAAATCACTCCTTAAAACTAATAAAAATAAATTGTTATAATAGCTGTAAGTTATCCTTACAGCTATTTTTTAATGATCAACTGGAATCTAGGAAGACAATTAGCGATTGAGTCTTTTAATGAGATGACGGACGAATTTGCCCAAGAAATTAACTTTCAGATAGAAGATACTAAATGGCCTTGGCCGCGGGAAACCGAGCGAAAAAATAATACTGTAGTTGGCTCACCTCGGGACATTGTAGATACAGGTGAGCTAAAAAATAGCCAATTTATTGAAGATGTATCTGATACCTATAAAGTAATCGGTTATACGGCTGAACACGCACCTCTCGTTCATGAGGGATACGAAATAGAGCGTAACGATGGAACGGTGACAGATATTCCCGCCCGTCCTTTTATAGACACAGCTATAGAAGACTATAATCCAATTGAGGCTTATAGTGAAATTTTAAAGGGAAAATTAAATGAGTGAATCAGAATTAAGAGATATTTTACTCGGTATTAGAAATAATTTAAAAATACTTATTGGTACTGACTTAGGTAAATATGAAATAACAAGCCCTACAGGGCAAAAATTAAATGAAATAGACGCTATCTGGGTAGAGCCTCCCGAACTACCCGCTAACTATAAAGTAAAGCTTAATAGTGGAATTGAGGTAATTATTCAGAGGGAACCCGACCCCTATCACGAAAACCTATTAGGCTATACCGTAGGTATAAATAACTATTGTATTACTTTAAAACAGTATAATCTAGAGAAATCTCTAACGCCGGTAATCGAAAGACTTAAATCTTCTCGCTACTGGAATTTTCTAGATCAGCCCCGACTAACCCCCTACACCAAAACTTCTGAGGGAATCATTAGACCAAAAGCGACCTTTAAAATCACTACTGCTAGGCTTTTAGGATTTTAGAGTACATAAATACTAAACTTTCTAAACTTTATAGTACAATGTAACTAGAAAAGTTTAGTCAGTGATCAGAATGAGTAATCAGATTTTAGAACTCAATCGGAGTGACAACCTCACCCCGTCTCGTGATACGCGATTTTTCATATCGGGTGTTTATGGGTTCGGAGAAGACCCTCCGACGCGGGTAGCTGATTTAGCTACCGCGGTTATTTTAGGAGACACTACTCTTACCGTAGCTACGGGGGGATTTGGTAGAATCCTTTACCCTGGCAACCTAATTTATCTCGGTGCTACTAGCAACGACTACGTTGTGGTTCGCACAAAAACCACAGCCACTCAGACAGCAATTCAGATCGAGCCGGCTAAGGTCGCTGCTACTCTTGCTACCCCCGCGCAAAAATGCACGCTTAAATCTTGGGTTCCGCTTATAAGCGCAAAAACCTTCAATGTTGATACTTCTACTACTGAGGTAAGTGATAGTGTTTTCACCGAAATTGCGGTTGAAAAATTCATCTCCGAAATCATGAGTACCGGATCGGTATCGGGTGCGATTGTATTTGGCGATCCTGGTTATGAAATTGTTAAAGCCGCAGAGCAAAAAGGTGAGCGAATTTATCTTGAGATTGTCTATATGGGGCAACGCGGCGGGCTAGGATTCCAGTGTAATGTTAGCCAAAATGTTAATGGAGAAAAAGGTAATTTCTTACAGGGGAATATCACACTAACTATTAGTGGCAATGTGATCGACATTAAACCGATGGCAACGTCGCCATTCTCTTCTAATGTAGCCGATGACCTCAATTAAAGTTAACCTTCTTGTTGATGAAAACGAAGAGGTAATGTTAGTTAACTGCAAAATAATTAATAATTACCTCTTGTTTTCTCTTGGTACATTTGATCGGGAAATAAGTCAACAAGAAAAGACATTAATCGAACCACCAGACGGAACAAAGAACCAAGAAAGAATACAGGTATCTGTAACCCTTGATCCTCTGTGGCTCAATACAGAACAAAGCGCAAAAAGAAATCAAAAGGTAAAAATAAATGAAGTTAAGCGTATTAGGTAAACTGAAATTCAATGAAACATTCTTTTTCCCTTTAAAAAAAGAATGGATTTATTATATCCAAGACAATGATGCTTTATTAGAAAAAATAGACGCAATTGCTACCGAAGAAAATGGGGAAATTGGGATTAAGTTTTTAAAACGATACGGGATTAATCCAAAGGAAAATGAAACAGTCAAGGAATACTTAGAGGCACGAGAAAAAGCTGATAAAGCTTATCTTGAAAAAATTAAAGCTATCGGGCAAAAAACGGGACTATCCACTACTGAAATTGAAGGAGTAGTAGTTAACGACGGTTCGATCCGAGAACGAATTGAACAGGTCATGGTTGATGCCCTTGACGGGGTAAAATCTGACAGCGTAGAACAAAAAGTAGAAACCGCTGCTATTGTACAGCAATCGATATTAAACAACCGCAAGAAAACAAGAGAACTAACAAGAGAATCTATAGAACTTGTAGAACCTTATCTTGATGAATTGAACGCTTTATTTAAAGATCGGGAAACAACCTATGAAACTTACAATAAAGCCTTATTAGCTAATTTTCTTGGCAGTCCTCGTCGGGTAGTCAAACTCAAAGATAAATCTTCTGTTGACTTTACTATACAAGACATTAACGATATGTCTCAATTTATGATGGTAGCTTTATACCAAGACTATCTCTGGCAGGACATAACCCAGTGGAAGCAATCAGAACCTGAAAAACCAGAACCAGAAAAATCAGAATCAGAGCCAACGGAGGATGACGAAAAAAACGAATAGATGACGCAATTAATGCGCGGTTAGAAGCAATCGCTAATCCCATCAATTGGGAAGAAATCTATTACAAATGGTGTGCGTGGGGACTGTCTGTCGAGGAGTGGGAAGAGTGGCCAGACTGGTTAATCCTAAAAAAATATTCAGGGATTCAAAAAGTCAAATGTGAAGAGATCAATTCACTATCGGACACAGTTAGCCAGATTGCCGCCATGGTTAACATTTACTTAATGGCTCAATCAAAAGAAAAATCACAGTCTCAACCTCCAAAACCCAGTGATTTTCTTCCTTTCCGGTTTAAAGAAAATAAAAAATATTTTCTTGATCAAGAAACCGCTCAAATTCTGTTAGAAGCTATGAAAAC